GTGTTTACTTGCAACAAAAGGTAGACCGAAACGAATCAGTAAAGATGTGGCACAATTAGTAGTATCACCAAGAGGTAAACATTCCGAAAAACCACTTTTACATGGTGAAATAGAAAGACTTGTGGATGGGCCATACATTGAACTGTTTGCTCGTAAGAAAACCAGAGAAAATTGGGACTATTGGGGTAATGAAGTATGATATATTTAGAGCTTGCCTTTTGGCTAGGTTTAGTATATACTATACCTATATTAATGTTATGGAAGATGAATGACGAAAACCCTAGATAAAGAACAGGCATTACATTGTGCTGGTATATTCAATGACTACTTTGGTCAGTTTAAAAGAATAGACCAATACATGCGTGACCAAAAGATGGCTCAGATTGAATCATTACCATCAAGTCTTCCAGGTATGGGGTTTGATAGTGATATGTTTTGCGATTTTACCATGTCACCACAGGACATGGATTTACAAGTTGTAGAACTAGATAATCACACATGGGACACCTGTATTAATATGATTTCAAGTCATAGTAATATGGTAAGTATTCCAGGTAAAAGTTTAAAACTTGCCGTGAAAGAAATGAACACAGGTAAGTTTGTAGGTTTTATGAGATTTGGTTCTCCAGTTATTAACTGTAAACCTAGAAATGATATGTTAGGTAATGTGCCTGATTTAAAAGTATTTAACAAGACTGCTATTATGGGTTTTGTAATTGTGCCATGCCAACCATTTGGTTTTAATTATCTTGGTGGTAAATTATTGGCTGGATTGTGTTGTTCACATCAAGTAAGAGAGATGTTAAACAAGAAGTATGATATGAACTTAGTGTTATTTGAAACAACTAGTTTATATGGTAAGACTAAAGGTGCCTCAATGTATGATGGTATGAAACCATTTTTAAGATACAAAGGCAATACAATGTCAGATTTTATTCCTATGTTACATGGTAAACCATATCTTGACATGGTAAAATATGTTGAAGATATTATTGGTGCAGGTGAGTTAGTAAAAGCGGATGCTTCAAGTCGTAAACTTAAAATGACCACAGGTATTATTGGTCTATGTAAGAAAGCACTTGAAGGTGATGACTTAGAAAAATTTAAACTTACGATTGCAAATGCTAAAAATCTTACCGAACAAAAAAGATATTATGCAAGTAACTATGGTATAGAAAACTTTATAGACATTGTAAATGGTAAGACACAAGATATAGTTAAATCATCAAACTATGACAGATACAATGATAAAGAAATTATAGAATGGTGGAGAAAAATGGCAACCAAAAGATTTGACAATCTAAATAAGGATGGTCGTCTTAGAAATGACCTAGAGGTATGGACTAAAGATAGTCAGATAGATATTATAAGATGAAGAAATCGAAAACCTACATACATGTCAATCAACATGTCATTAGAGCTAACAAAAAACATGGCACCAACGAACCTGCTATTACAGTTAAACAAGGTAAAACCAATAGATATTGTCACGAAGTTAAAATTTTAGGTGATAGTGTAGTTAGATATGGTGGAAATGAGAAACCTATTCTATCTTGTGGTGCAAGAGTTGTGATTGAAACTTATAATGAAGTTGAGATATTGAAATAAGCTTGACATTAATAGCAAACTATGGTATATTATACACAACTAAGGAGAAAATATGAGTAATTTTTTAAAAGATATAATTAAAGAAACTGGCAATGAGTATGCTGGTTTAGTAAGTGAGGGTGTTGATAGTGCAGATGTAACCAGTTTCATTGACACAGGCTCATATTCATTCAATGCGTTACTATCAGGCAGTATCTATGGTGGTATGCCAGCAAACAAAATTACGGCAATTGCCGGAGAAGCTGCGACAGGAAAGACCTTCTTTGCATTAGGTATTTGTAAGGCATTTTTAGATAAGAATCCAGAAGCAGGTGTTATCTATTTCGAATCAGAGGGTGCAATCTCTAAAGAGATGATTGAGGCCAGAGGTGTTGATTCTACAAGAATGGTAATTGTTCCTGTGGCTACAGTACAAGAATTCAGAGCTCAATCAATTAAAGTGATTGACAAATATTTAGAGCAACCGGAAGATAAAAGAAGACCTTTGTTATTTGTATTAGATAGTTTAGGTATGTTATCTACTACAAAAGAAATGGAAGATACGGCTGCTGGTAAAGAAACAAGAGATATGACAAGGTCTAAAATTGTAAAATCTACATTCAGAGTTTTAACATTAAAATTAGGTAAGGCTGGCATTCCAATGATTATGACCAACCATACATATGATGTTATTGGTTCTATGTTCCCACAAAAAGAAATGGGTGGTGGTTCAGGTTTGAAGTACGCCGCTTCATCAATTATATATCTAAGTAAAAGAAAAGACAAAGATGGTACCGAAGTTATTGGTAATATTATTCATTGTAAAAATTATAAGTCAAGATTGACCAAAGAAAATGCAATGATTGATGTTAAGTTAACATACAAAACAGGACTAGATAGACACTATGGTTTACTAGAACTTGGTGAAGAATCTGGTATTTTTAAGAAAGTATCTACAAGATTTGAAATGGATGACGGTACAAAAGTATTTGGTAAAACTATCAACGAAAATCCAGAGAAGTATTTTACAAAGGAAGTATTAGATAAGATTGATGACTACACAAAAAGAAAATTCACATACGGACAAGACGAAGACTAGAAGATATACCTTTGCTCAAAAAGAGGGCGAAGAACATTCTTGTGTCAAGTTGACAGAGGGTAAATTCAAAGATGTAATTTATCACTATGGCAAAGTGCAACTAGCTAAGGAAGAGGAAGAACTTCCAGATGGTAGGCTGCCTATGAGATTTGATTACACAGTTGATAAGAATCCTAATGACTTAGATTTGCTTGACAACAAAGAGTTTATAGATTATATCGGCGACATTTTAATAGAACTACTAGAGGAGAAATTAGATAATGGTACAGCAATCACGGATTGAGAATACAATAATCTCTAGCCTCTTCTTTAACGAAGAGTACACTAGAAAGGTTTTACCTTTTATTAAAGAAGAATACTTTAGTAATCGTGTTGAACAACTATTGTTTGGTGAAGTCTTTGGTTTCATTGAGAAGTATAATAATCTTCCTACAAAAGACGCTATTCTAATTGAACTGAATAGTCGAAGAGATATTAATGAAGAAGAATTACAACACATAAAAGATTATGTTGTTAGTGTTGAGAATACTGAAGCAGATGGTCAATGGTTATTAAATACAACAGAAAAGTTTTGTAAAGACCGTGCTGTACACAATGCTGTATTAGCTGGTATTAAAATCTTAGATAACAAAGATAAGAAACAATCGCCAGAGGCAATACCACATATTCTATCAGAGGCATTATCTGTATCATTTGACAAGTCAGTTGGTCACGATTATATTGAAGACGCCGAATCAAGATTTAAATTCTATCATACAAAAGAGAAACGATATCAATTTGATTTAGATTACATGAATAGAATCACCAAAGGTGGTGTTCCAAGTAAGACATTAAACATTGCTCTTGCTGGTACTGGTGTTGGTAAATCATTGTTCATGTGTCATGTAGCGGCTAGTTATTTGTTACAAGGTCTTAATGTATTGTATATTACTTTAGAGATGGCAGAGGAAAGAATTGCAGAAAGAATTGACGCAAACTTACTAGATGTCACTATGGAAGATTTACATGATATGCCTCAATCATTATATGATGGCAAGATTAAAAAACTTAGAGAGAAAACACAAGGTCAACTTATTATCAAAGAATATCCAACAGCGTCTGCTCATAGTGGTCACTTCAAGTCTTTGATTAATGAACTTGCATTAAAGAAAAGTTTTAAACCAGATGTTATCTTTATTGATTACCTAAACATTTGTTCTAGTGCTAGATTTAAAGGTGGTAATATATCATCTTACTTCTACATCAAAGCAATTGCTGAAGAGTTAAGAGGTCTGGCTGTAGAAGCTAATGTGCCAATCTTTAGTGCAACACAAACAACTAGAACTGGTTTCGTAAGTACAGACCTTGGTCTTGAAGATACTTCCGAATCTTTTGGTCTACCTGCTACTGCTGACTTCATGTTTGCCTTAATGTCAAATGAAGAATTAGAAAAACTAGGTCAGATGAAAGTAAAACAATTGAAGAATAGATATAATGACCCAAGCGTAAACAGAGCATTTATTATTGGTGTTGATAGGTCTAAGATGAGATTATATGATGTACAACAATCAAGTCAAAATATAGTTGACGCAAATCAAGTAGAACAAAAAGAGGATGCTTACAATAAGTTTAGCGATTTTAAATTATAGTTATGGTAAAAAGTAAGACACAAAAAGTAAGATTTCATAAAGGTGATAAGAGACCAGGTGGACAATTGGAGAGTAAGTTGGCATATTCAGTAGAGATGATAAAAGAAGGAAGAAAAATACTATGGCATGTAGTAGAAAAACCTACAGAGAATATTGTAGGTAAATATTTCTTCGAAGAAGACGCAGAAAAATTGGCAGATTTTCAAAATAAACACAATGTCTGGCAAAACAATGGTGGTATTCCTAAATTCTTATGGAATTATAGTTAATCCAAATTAAAGGTTGCCAAAAACTCCTAAATAGAATAAGGAGTTTAAATGGCATACTTACAAACAAAAGATTTCACAAAACCAGCCTCAGCTGGTACTTACGCTGGTCAAGATAGACATACTATTGTCGAATCTAAAATTAAAGACAAGAAACCTTTTGTCATTAGTGCAACTGAAACTGGTCCTAAAGTTTACGGTGTTGCTTACGATAAGAAAACTAAAACTTTAGTTTATAAAACATCATTATCTTCTAAACAAACAAAATCTGTATTAATAACTAAAATCTTTAAAGACCAAGATTTTGGTGGTGGAGCAGCTGGTTCAGGTGGCGGTGCAGACTTGACCAAGATAACAGAATCAGGTCAATGTTATTACTGTTCTTATGTTTTCAATGTAAAAGGTGGTGAAATTAAAAAAGCACCTACATTAGAAGAGTTGGGTCGAGGCGCTGCTTATGTACAAGCAGATATGAATTTGTATGATGTTATGAAAAAATGTCCTGACGAATGGTTTGATGTATTCATTAAAACAGCCAATGCAATCGTTAAAGCATATAAAAACAAAGTTAGTGGTACGGTTTACTTTCACAGAGGTTCTACCTTTATGAAAAAAATCTATGACGCTAAGGCTGAGATTGCAAAAATAGACGCAAGGTCCGAACTCAGACAGGCACCAGGTTCATTTAGTAATGATAAGTGGAATCCAGGTGACATATGGATGTCAACATACAAAACAACAGAATATCCATTGACTAATAGATATGAAACATGGTCAGAATTAAATCAACAAATTTTAGATAGAGCAGGTAAATTAGGTGGCCAAACAAAACTATTAGGCATATCACTTAAAAAGGTAACAGCCTTAAACGCCACAATTACAGAATACAATTTACCAAAAAGACACCATAATGTCATGGCTAGTTATGAGGGATTTAGATTTGGTAAAAAAGGAGACTTCTTTTCTTCACAAGATATTTACATGTACATGAGTGGTCAAGAAGTACAGTTTAGAACATTTAGTGGTGATAGTGCATGGCAAGGTGAGATTAAATCCGTGTCAGCTGCCGGTGGTAAAATTGGTGGTGGTAATGTAAACTTCTATTGTCTAAAACATATTGGAGAAAATATAGGCGGTGGCCGTGGTAACTGGTCAGAAAAAACTATATTGTCTAATATAGATATAGAAAAAACTTATACTTTATATGAAAAATTTTATAATCAACAAAACACCTTTCAAAAGGCTGACTATCCTTTATTACCTAAAATAGATTTTATTAATAAGTTTAATGAAGGAACTAATAACTTTAGAACTTCAAAGTACATGTGTTTATTGTTCTTAGAAACCTTTTACAAAGGCACACCTGTAAAGAGAAACAAAGTGGTAACTGAGATGGTGAGGTATGCCGCCTCAAATACTGACCAATCTTCTTATTTTATAAAGGTTTCTTAGTATAAATAGTATTGGTATTTGTTGATGGATTGACTGAGAGGGCTTGCCAAACCTCAAACTTTATGATATAATGGATAAAAATGAGAGAGAAAAATGTTTAATTTTAAAGGTTTCCTTACACAGGACAAGAACACACACTTAGAACATCTTGAAGATGATATTATCAATAGAGGTACGATAGGTGGTGAAAATGCAGTCAACTTCCTAAAGTCAGTTAGAAATATGTTGGCAGGTACAGGTGACACAGCCAATATT